TCTTTCAGCAGAAAATTGACCCGAACGCGAAATGGCCCTGGTCTACCTGGGTTTACCTGGGTGAAAACAAAACGATCCGCCTGGGAAAACAGGACGGCAGCGACGTGTTTACCACGGGCGGCGCGGACAGTGTCACGCTCACAAGGGGAAATCTGCCGAACGTGCAGGTTGACGTCTCGGGTACGGCGGCGGCTACTGACCTGGGAACAAAACAAACCACCCCCGCCGGTAAGCACGGTCACGCCGGTAAATTTACAGAGAGCAATACCGCCCTTGACGGCGGAAGCTCAGACCGTCGCAGCTGGTCGTCAAAAGCCAGCCCAAACAACGAAGACCTGATCCAGGCTGCGGACGATCACCAGCACGACGTGGTGTTAGGCCCGCACGGGCATGACGTAAGCGGAAAGACAGCGGCGTTAGGTTCCGGCAGCAGCATTAACATCACCAACAGCTACCTCAAGTTGATGGGCTGGTATAGGACGGCGTAATTTTCAGATAAAATAAAGGCCACTTAAGTGGCCTCTTTAAAATTAATTCAAATGTAATATTTAATTAGTGGTTGTCACCAGGTCGAGACTTGCTATTTTCAGCGTTACGTTGCAATGCTGAGAAAGTATCATGAAGATAATCGTTACGATCTTTGTTATATGGACTTTGAATCGCGGATTCTCTTGCTGCTGTACCCCATTCTTTTTTATTAAAAGCATCATTGAATTTGGAGAATTTACGTAAACCGCCAAGGCCAAGGTTATAAATCATGTCGTGAGTAGCCAAGACTGCTGCCCAAGGTTTACCACTTAATCCTGAATAAAGTGAAATTAGGCCATCGCGGTCAGAACGAATGTGAGAAGTCACCAGATTTTTTGCAATATCATCGGTAATGTGCAAAGACGTAACAGAATTATATGCGGAAGCAGTATAATTTTTATGGCCTGCATAAAAATTCTTAACGGCATTAAATGCGTCAGCAATTTGTTGAGGGGATGCTGGCTTATTGTCACTAGTCAGAAAACCAATATTCTTTGCATCCTCAACAGTCGAAAGTAAGGTTCCGACTCCAATAGTCACATTGCCGTTAGTATCGGCATACATCTGCATATATGACCCCTCATGCTGTCTGAGGACAAGATAGATTTGCTGAATTTCAGCATCGGTCATGGTGGAACCTGCAGAACCGTAAGAGCCCTTAATTGTCGGTAGATTTCCCGGCGACACACCTTTTGCAGTCCCGTTGCCACCCGCATTTCCATTTGGGCTATTAGGGCTATCTGGAGCAGTGATTGTCATTGAATCACCATCATCGCCGTTAGAACGCAACACAAATCGTGAGTTGAAATTAAACATATAAAAACCTCCGCTGTTAAAATGCTGTATATATGTACATACTGTACGTGCATACAGTACACATTTTTTATTAGGAATGGGAAGTGGTTTTCCATGTGAGATTGTAAACATATGTTACGGGTTCATTGCGTTATCTTTACATTCTAATATTGTTATGATGTCTTATTTTTATTGCCTAATACTCTGGAGTTTTTATGGTACGGAACCTGTCTTTAAGTATATTCGTGATGGCTCTCACCACAGGGGCATATGCTGCAACCAACGTCCTGCCGAATACGACACAGCTTAATGAAGCCCAATTCGGGAGCGAGGGAAAAAAAACATTCTATGAGGTGAGCTTCAAGGATGGTAAGAAAGTAAACATTTCTTCCTGCGGCGATTACCTTCAGGCAAAAAAATCGCATGGCGAGGCCGTTGAGTTATCTTCATCACCTCAGGACTTCAATTCATTAGTTGCTAACCTCCCCCTTTGTGAACTTAATGAGTATATCCAGTCAAATAATTTAAAAGTTCAGCCATCATCAGTAATACTTGATGAAAAGACTCTCCCGGCCCAATTTTATTGGGCAATTAATAAAGGCGAAGTGAGAAAGCTAAAAAAAGCGAAAAGCTCCGAAAGTCTGAAAAAGCTGGAGCCAAAGATTAAATTAGTAGGAAATAACAAGTATTTAGCAGATGCTAAGGCCTATGAGTTTTCTTCTTATGGTAAATTAAATGATGGCAATGAGATAATTGAATTATCTAACCACCTCACTGGTGGTGCCCTAAAAAATACACGCTATTATATAATCACCCCGCAACAGAAAAGCGTAAAAATAATTAAAGAATTTTCTATTCTTAATTGATGCGCTTTTTAAAAAGGCCGCTTATGCGGTCTTTTTTATTATCAAAACCTCAAAACCTCAAAACCTCAAAACCTCAAATCACTTAGTCCCCTTCAGAATATTCATTTCGTTGTGCCAGGTCTCAAACACCCTTAACAAAGTGCCTCACATGAGGGAGCGCGGCAATCTACGTGAACCCCCTCATGATGGAGCAATACAGATGCCTGATTTTCATCACGGTGTGCGAGTCGTTGAAATTAACGATGGTTCGCGCACTATCTCGACCGTTTCAACGGCAGTTATCGGCATGGTGTGTACCGCCGAAGATGCCGACGCCGCGACCTTCCCCCTAAACACGCCCGTTTTAATCACTAATGTGCTGAGTGCAACTGCAAAAGCAGGCACCAAAGGCACGCTATCGGCGGCGTTAAAGGCGATTTCCGAGCAGGCCAAGCCAGTGACCGTTGTCGTGCGCATTGCAGAAGGGACAACCGACGCGGAAACCACCTCTAATATTATTGGCAAGACCGACGAAAACGGCCGTTACACCGGCATGAAAGCGCTTCTGAGCGCCCAGGCTGAACTCGGCGTTAAACCGCGTATTCTTGGTGTACCTGGTCTGGATAATCAGGAGGTGGCAACAGCATTAGCCTCTCTCTGTCAGCAGCTGCGCGCCTTTGGCTATATTTTTGCCTGGGGGTGTAAAACCGTCGCCGAGGCAAAGGCCTACCGCGAAAATTTCAGCCAGCGCGAATTAATGCTGATTTGGCCGAACTTTATTAGCTGGAACACCACGGCCAACAAATCCGAAACGGCCTACGCCGTCTCGCGTGCGCTGGGGCTGCGCGCCAAAATCGACCAGGACACCGGTTGGCATAAAACGCTGTCAAACGTCGGCGTGAACGGCGTTACCGGTCTGTCGGCCAGCGTATTCTGGGATTTGCAGACCGTCGGCACTGATGCCGATTTGTTGAACGAAGCTTGCGTGACAACGCTTATTCGTAAAGACGGCTTCCGCTTCTGGGGCAACCGTACCTGTTCAGATGATCCCCTTTTCCAGTTTGAGAACTATACGCGCACCGCGCAGATTATTGCCGACACGATGGCCGAGGCGCACATGTGGGCGAGCGATAAGCCTATGACGCCAACCTTGGTTAAGGAGTTAATTGACGGTATCAAGGCCAAGTTCCGCGAGCTGGTAAACGCCGGTTACCTGCTGGGTGCGGATGCTTGGTATGACGAAAGCGCTAACGATAAAGACACCCTCAAGGCGGGCAAGCTGTCGATTGATTACGACTATACGCCCGTTCCCCCACTCGAAGACCTCACGCTGCGCCAGCGCATCACCGATTCATATCTGGTGAGCTTTGCCGCGTCGGTCACCAGCAATTAAGGAGCTGTAAACCATGGCTTTGCCAAAGAAATTAAAGCTAATGAACCTGTTTAACGACGCCAACAGCTATCAGGGCGTTGTGTCATCCATCACGTTGCCAAAGCTGACCCGCAAGCTTGAAAACTATCGCGGCGGCGGCATGAACGGCTCGGCACCGGTAGACCTTGGGCTGGATGATGACGCGCTCTCGGTCGAGTGGGCAATGGGCGGTATCGATGAGCGGGTGCTGTCTCAGTGGGGCAGCGCGAAGATTGCAGGCGTCCCGCTGCGTTTTGCTGGCTCTTACCAAAGTGACGACACCGGCGAAACCGTAGCGGTGGAGATCGCCATGCGTGGCCGCCACAAAGAAATCGATTTTGGTGATGCCAAACAGGGCGAAGACACCGAAACCAAGATATCCACGGTGTGCACCTATTACAAGCTCACGATGGGGGGCAAAGACCTGATTGAAGTGGACACCGTCAACCTGATTGAAAAGGTTAACGGTGTGGATGTGTTAGCCGAACACCGCAAAAACATCGGCCTGTAATGCTCAATGCCAGCGTGTCTACGCTGGCCTTACTCCCTTATTAAAGAGAAACAAATCATGGAAAAGAAAGACAACGTTGTGACGTTAGAAACCCACATCAAGCGCGGCGAAACTGAAATTAGCCAGGTTGAAATTATCAAACCTAACGCCGGAGCGCTGCGCGGCGTCGGGCTGGCCGCCGTGGCAAATGCCGACGTTGACGCGCTGCTGGTTGTCCTGCCGCGCATTACGCTGCCGAACCTGACCAGGGATGAGGTGAGCAGGCTCGATTTGTCCGACCTTGTGGCACTGGCGGGCGGGGTGATTGGTTTTTTGTCGCCGAAGTCGGAGCAATAGACTGGCCTTGCGGCCTGATGGTCGATGACCTGATGGCCGACATTGCGATTCTTTTCCACTGGGCACCCTCCGAAATGTTTGAAATGACGCTGTCTGAGCTGTTGTCCTGGCGTCATAAGGCTCTTTTACGAAGCGGGAACACTGATGAGTAACAGCTTAAAGTTACAGGTATTGCTCAAAGCCGTAGACCAGGCGAGCCGCCCATTCAAAGCCATTCAATCCGCCACTAAAGCCCTCTCCGGCGATATACGCGGCACGCAGGAAAATCTTAAGGCGTTAAATGCGCAGGCCGCTAAAATCGACGGTTTTCGCAAAACCAGCGCCCAGCTCGCCGTTACCAGTCAGGCACTAAAAAAGGCCAAAGAGGACACGGCCGCGCTGGCGATGGAGGTCAAAAACGCAGAGAACCCGACAAAAGCCCAGGTGCGTTTACTGGAATCCTCCAAGCGTGCCGCGTCCGAGCTGCAAACCAAATACAACGGCCTGCGCCTGTCGGTACAGCAGCAGCGAGAAGCCCTGAACGCCTCCGGCATTTCGACCAAAAAGCTAAGCACCGAGCAGCAACGCCTCAAGGCCAGTGCTGACACGGCAACCCATAGCCTCATTCAACAGAAACAGCAGCTTGAACAGCTTAGCCAAAAACAGGCGCAGTTAAATCGGGTCAGTCAGCGTTATAAGGCAGGCCAGGAACTTTCCGGTAAAGTGCGCGGCGCGGGCGCAGCAGGTA